CTCCAAATGAGGTAGAAATACCAGGAGAATCATCAAAACGACAACCTTCGACAGTTGTTGCATCCGCCACGAGGGATAGCGGAAACAAAAAACCCACGCAAATACGTCTTACTCAGACTCAAGTTAAGCTAGCTCGCCAACTTGGAATTAGTCCAGAGCAATACGCAAATCAATTATTAAAGGAGACTTAATATGTCAGAAGAAAATAATAACACTAATGAAGTGGAGGCAGTTTCTACTGATACTCCTGTAGACCAAGAGCGTACTCCTAGAGAGACAGAAAGCCGAGAGGCTACTCAGCACATAGAAAGCTGGGAAAATCCTACTAATTTACCTTCCCCAACACCTCAAGAAGGCTGGGTATTTAGGTATGTCAGAACTGCCCTTTTGGGTCAAACTGACAATCCTAATGTATCAAGACGTTTTCGTGAGGGGTGGATTCCATGTGAACTTCAAGACCATCCTGAACTTCAAATTCACATGATGGACCACAATTCAGAGTGGGCAAAAAAAGGTAACATTGAAATTGGTGGGCAATTATTATGTAAAATGCCAGCAGAAAAAGCGAAAGCTAGAGATGAACACTTTGAAAAACTTGCAAAATCTCAAATGGAATCTGTTGACAATGTATATTTTAAAGACCAGGATAATAGAATGGCGACCAAACAAGTGTTTGAGCGTAATTCTAAAACAACTTTTGGTAAAGATTCTTAGGAGTCTTTAATAATTAATTTAATATAAGGAGACAATTATGTCATCTAGTGCAACTACTCACGGAGCTAGACCAGTAGGAACAATTGTTGGAAGTCCTTATCAAGGAAAAGTTACACACTACAAAATTAAAAATGCGTATGGTACATCTATATTCTATGGCGATTTTGTAAAATGGGGTGACGATAACCCTAATACCACTATCCAAAAAGATACTGGTACTACGGCTTGTACGCCTATTGGGATTTTTCTTGGCTGTGCTTATACTGATCCAACCACAGGTCAATTTACCCCAAATCAATATTTCCCAGCATCAATTGCTGCGGATGATATTGTTGCATATGTTGCATCTGACCCATTTTTGGTCATGCAAATGCAATCTGATGAATCTCTTAACCAAGATGACTTGGGTAAGAATGTTGCAGTTGTGCAAACTGCTGGTTCTACTTCCATTGGAACAAGTAAGAACGCAGTAGATGGTAGTACAGCAGCAACAACTAATACACTTCCTTTGAAGATTGTCGACTTTGTTGATGGTCCAGATAGTGCTATTGGTGATTCTTATACAGATGTACTAGTGATGTTCAATGTAGGACATCAATTACTTAACACAACAGGCATAGGCTAGGAGGAAATCATGGCAGCTATATCAAGAGCTAATGAGCTAAAACAACTCCTTCCGGGCTTAAACGCTTTGTTTGGGGAAGAGTACAACAATTACGAGAACGAGCATGAACAAATTTATGCAACTGAGAACTCTGATCGATCTTTCGAAGAAGAACTCAAGTTGTCTGGATTTGCTGCTGCTCCAGTGAAAGATGAAGGCGCATCAATATCTTACGATACAGCGCAAGAATCTTTTGTGGCTCGTTATACACACGAAACTATTGCTTTAGGATTCAGTGTTACTGAAGAAGCGATGGAGGACAATCTTTATGTCTCTCTGTCAGCTAGATACACTAAAGCTCTAGCGAGGGCAATGGCTTACACTAAACAAGTGAAAGCAGCTTACCCACTGAATAACGGGTTCACAAACAGTTTTCAATCCGGTGATGGGGTAAACCTATTCACTGCGAGTGGAGATGGAGTAACAGGCGGTGATGGACACCCTCTTGTTTCTGGTGGCAAAAACTCTAACAGACCATCCACAGGTGCTGACTTGAATGAAACATCTCTTGAAGATGCAGTAATTCAAATTAGTAAGTGGACTGATGAAAGAGGACTTAAAATTGCAGCTAGACCAAGAAAGCTGATCGTTCCGACTGATCTTCAGTTTGTTGCTACAAGACTCCTTGAAAGCGAGTACAGAGTAGGAACTGCTGACAATGAC